ATATATAGACATTATTCATTTTCCACTCCAATAACTTCCCACTCCCCACCGCCACTGCCTGTACCGTAAAACTGTACAAGTTTTTGTATCTCCAACGCTGCTAGTTCTTCTGAAACATACTGGTCGGATAATACAGTAACCGCATCTGCTAATATCTTTCGTTCTGCGTCTGATATTGAACCTCCACCTTTTAATAATTTGGCAGCTTTTAATTGTAATTGACTTGAAAGCCTGTTTATAAGTGTTCTGGTGTCTCTTACCTCTCCTGGAAGGTATCTGCGAATACCTGGGCCACCTGTGACGGGTGCTAAGTCTCTACCTTGTAGTTGTCCTAGTAAATCCCCTATTTCCACATCTAGTTCGTCATACTTATCATCCTTATCATCTTCTTCAAGACTAGATGCTATATCATATTTGTTTTGTTCGAATTGGTTCATTTGATTATCATAATCACTTTGTATTCCAAATAGGTTCTCTTGTAACATTGTCAACGCCTGACCTGCATACTGTGTTTTTTGAGCCTCTGCTATATTCACATCAGCTACTATATCGTTTATGATTTGGTTAAATTTCTCTAGCTCTGCTTGAACTTTACTGTAAGACTCGTGTTCATATGCCTGTTGTCCTAACTCTAGCTGCGCTACTTGTTCTTGTGTTCCTGCTTCTGCGTTTGCTCTTGCTACCATATAATCCTCATCTCCTTGTTTTTGCTGACCTGCAAAGCCCATATGACCGCCACTCTCTAGTGTTCCTAGATTAGCGAACATATTCTGTCTTTGAGAATCCTGTCTTTTCTTAGCCTTAGCTTGTGACCTGCTGCTATAAGCTGCTTTTCTTTCTAAACTTGCTGTGGCTGCGTCTGTTCCTTGTCTGGCTAGGTCTATATTACCCTGTGCGCTTTCTGAATAATTATTAGCTTGGTTTTGTATTGATGGTATTTGACCCATCATTTTATCTTGTCCTTTTTGTACAACGTTATCATTCTCCCCAACGCCCCTTGCGTAAGCATCATAAGCAGCCTGTGACCTTTTTCCTGTTCTGTCTTGTAGGTTAGGTACTGCTTTCTCGTTCATATAGCCTAGATACTGTTGTGATGGGTTCTGTGGTTCTTTTTGCTGACCCTGTGGTGCTTGATAAGTCTTTCTGTCTGGTTGAGTTGGTGCTGGTGTTTGGTATTGGTTAGCACTCGTTGGTCTTGATTGATAGGATGATTGCTTGGCTGGTGTGTAGGCTGAACTGTTAAATTTCTTACCTGGTGTACTTCTTCTATAAGGGTTGTATGATGAAGATGACTGCTTTGGTTGACCATAGCTCATATATGGGCTTCTTCTTGGTGTTGAGCTTGATGGCATAGACTGTTCCAGTTGTGATTGAAACGGGTCTTTTCTTTTTTTCTTAAATAAATTCCAAAATGACATAATTATTTTCTGTAAGGGTTTTTATCCTTCTTTAGCCCTAGTCTCTTAAATAAATCTCCTACTAGTCTATCTAGTGGGTTCTTTTTGTTCATAGCGTTACTTGCGGCTGCCGAGCTTTGTTGTGGTGCTGACATTGATATAAAGTCCTGTCCTAATTCGCCCCAATCTGAACCCTGCTCTCCTACATTAGATAGTGATTCCTGACCTGTAGTCTGTCCTCCGTATCTGACCGCACTACCGAATGGGTTAACATTCATACTTTCTTCTATCTTTCTACCCGTACCGCTTGGTACTCCTGTTTTGTTTTTACTTAAATAGCTCTGCATTTTGTCGTAGCTTCCTTTATCTGGTAAACCTGCATAAGCTCCTTTAGACTGATAGTATTTCTCTTTCTCTGCTTTTACACTCTGCGCCCTCTTGTCTGCTTCTACGCTTGAATATCCTGTCCTTGTAGCACCCGATATACTTTGCATAATCATCTGGTCGCCTTCTGGTGTACCTAGTAATTCACGTGGTACTTGTCTTTCAGCATCAGACCTCATCTGCTGGTATCTGTTATATAGTTTAGCTGCTTTCTTACTATTTACATTGGTCTTACCGCCTTGCTCCATATCGTATATTCTTTGTAGTAATGGGGACATCTGGCTTTGACCCACGTTTTGTTTTATAGATTTAATATCATATGATTGTTCCTGTGGGAATGACTGTTGGGCATCTCCTCTTTGTACGCTTGTTAGCTGATTTCCTACTGACTGTTGCCCTGGTGAGCCTTCATCTGCATACACTTTTTGTACTCCACCGCCTGTTTTCAAATTCTCTACCATACTACTAGCGTTACCTAGTACCTCACTTATAGTATCTCTAATTCCACCTGCTGCTAGTTGAGTTTTACCTGTAACTGCGCCTTCGGTGGATATACCGCTTTGTTGAACGCCTGTCTTACCGCTTAAAGCTCCTCCGATGTTTTCAACTGCATTTTGTAATCCTGTGTTTAGTTTTCCACTAATACCATCTCCTCCACCTATCTCTGGTACATTAAACTCTCCAAATGGTGTAGGAACATTCCACTTACCTTTACTTGTTTGTATACCTGCTTGGTTTAGTCCTTCTGTTATACCTGCATCTGATTGCAATCCTTGTCTTCCCTGTGCCAAGTATTTACCTGGTGTTATTGGGTCTTTAATCTTAGCTCCTATATTCTGAGCCAATTCACTAGCTCCTAGTTCTGGTATATTTAGACTAGCTCCTAGTTGTCCTACTTGCTGTCCTATGTTTTGTACATCTTGACCGACCACATCACTTGCTAGGTCTGCAGTATCTCTAGGTCGTTGCGGTGCGCCTGTTGTTTGTGCCTCTCTTAGTCTTACATCTTCTCTATCTCTACCTTCTTGCCTATCTCTTATGTTTTCTACAGTATCTTGAAAGCCTAAAATCTCTCCTCCTTGTGAATCTTTAGTTATATCGGAATCTCCGAAGGCATTATCTCCATAAAACGAACCTCTGTAGGCTGCGTCATTGGTAATCCTGTCGACAAACTCCCTTGCGTCTTTTATGTTTCCCTGTGCGTCTATATATTCGTTATCTAAATGTGTTCCCGTAGTGTTACCTGTGTCACCCATCTGTCCTAAGTAAGTTCCTTCTGTTATTTGCTGTCCTGGCTGTATATTGGCTAATTGTTCGTTTGATAAATGTGAGAATCTAAGATGCTCACCGTTTGGCATTTGCATTAAAATGGAGTTACCGTATAAGTCGTCTTGTGAATAATTTACACCAGAAGCTCCTACTACTTGTCCTGTGTTTGGGTCTATTTGGTGTTGAAACCTATTAACACTAATTACTGTTCCTCCAACTGGTGCATATATGCTAGTTGGTTGATTGGAAGCTATATCTGTACCTATATTTGTACCCTCTGTAGCGAAGCCGTATCTGTCACCAAACTCCCCTGTTATGTTTTGTTCTCCTAAAGTTCCTCCTGAAAGATTACCTAAGTAGTCGTTAAAGTCTACAAATCCTCTACCAGTGAACACTAATGAGCCACTTCTTATTGAATTATCGCTGTAAAGCACTCCGTTCTCTGTGGTTTGTATTGGGTAGGCTGCTTCCTGTCTTACGCCTCCTTGCGACATCTCTGTACCGTCTTGGTATCTTACTATGTCATCGTTATATAAAGTTCCTCCGTCTGGCTGTTGCTGTACTGGTTGTGGCACTTGGCTTCCTCCTGCTTGTCCACCGCTATCTTCCCTAACCCTATTGGATAAGTCTAGTACATTTTCCCTAGAGAATATGTTATCTCTACCTCCCTGTTGTCCTTGCGGCATCTGCATTGGGTCTACTGGAGGCATAACTGCGTCTGCTATTGGTTGTCTATCTACTCCTGGTAATTGCACACCTGCACCTGGTAATACTGGCGAACCTAGCTGTCTACCTGCTAATCTATAAGCTCCTGGGTTAACATCTTCACCTACAGCACTAAAGCCTCCTCTTTTAAGTTTTAGCTTTTCTTCTAAACTAGCTAGATAATCCTGTGTTTGTTCCCCGTAGGGATTCTTTTTAGCCATTATGCGTTAGTAAATCCCATTCTGACCTCTAGCCCTGCTCCTGTTAAGGTTGAGCCAACTTGGTCTATGTTGATATATATTAAATCATTGGTTGCAACATCATCTTCTCCTGTATCTATAACTGCTGCTACGGCTGCTGTGCTTGATGTGGTTTCTGTTGCGTCTATTGTTAATGCTGTTGAGAGCATCTCTGCGTTAGCTTGAGTAACGTTTACTATAGTTATACTTAATGCTGCATCTGTTGGTGCTGTTATCACTCTCGCCCATACTGTGCTAAAGTTCATTCCATTAAGTTTTGGGGGTATTGAGAAAAAGAACTTACCATCTCCTGTAGATAAGTTTGTTGTTGCAGCTTCTACTGGTAATATTAGTTCTGTTGGTGTTTGTACAAGGTTAGTACCACTCTTTAATAGGGTATTACCACTTGAATCTATCAATACGGTAGTATCTACACCTGTTAGTTTATCGTTTATTCTGTTTATATGGGCTTCTGTTATAGGGAAAGCAACTGTAGCTCCGTCAACGTGAGTTCTCTTAGTACCACCTTCTCCTCCTCTTGTTACTCCTTGTAGTTCATTAGAGCCATCTATAGTAGTGTATTCTATCCACTCTACTACGTCTTCATCTAGTGGGTCTGCCCAAGTCACTGCTATCATACTTGGCTTAGCTATTTCCACACCCGTAACACCGTCTAGTGTTATACCTGTAGTAATAGAGGTACTGTTAATCGCACCTGATAGAGTTTTCGATACAAATTGGTTTGCGTAGATTAAGGTTGCCATATACAAATACTAACAAAAACATAGAGTCAAATTTAATTAAAATACTCTACTTGTTTGTGATAATCTCTTTCCTTCCATAACTTGATAAGCGTGTTTGAGTGATAAGAACTTATAGCGTAAGTCAATGGTTGCGGTACTAAACTCATACTTTATAGACCTACCCTTAGTGCTGGGTGTGTATATCTCTACTATTTGGTCTGCTGCTTCTGCGTCTGATGGTGTTCCTCCTGTGGCGTCACCGAATCTAGGTTGTCCAAACTTCATAGCACCAAAGCCTAAACCTCCTGTAATAACATCTGATATTGAAAAGGTCTTGTCTGAGTTAGAGCCGTCTACCACAGTCGTACCTGTAATAGCACCTGTTTTGTTTATGTTTTTGAACTGAAACGTTGGTTTATAATATTGTTTTTGTAAATAGAATGTGTCTTGGTCAAACGATTTAGTAGCCCACTCGGTTGATATGGCTGCATCATTATCGTTTCTATCTGTCTGGAACATCTTAGTTGTATATCCACTAGACTCATTACCAAAGTATAGTTCTTCTTGTCCACTGTCAACATAGCTAAAGAAACAGTTAGGGTTGAAATCCTCCCAATACACCCAAGCACCGAATCTTGTATCTAAACACCAAACTCTGTCGTTTGTGGTAGAGCCTGTCTTGTTTATAGCACAGCCGTATATGTTTCTAAAATAGAATCCTGCTGCATTTTCTAAGTTATCTAGGTTAACATTCTCTAGTTCAGAGGCTATCTTAACTGATAGCTCATTTGTTCTTAGTACACTAGCTGCGTAGTTCTCTTGATTACCTAGCGAATAGAAGCCTAGTCTGCCATCTTTTCTAGCTGCAAATATGATGTCATTCTCCACTGCCTTCATAGACCTGTGGGATATAACACCGAATGAACGTGTGATTTCTTCTAATTGTGGATAACCATCGCTTGTGAAACTGAATTTATAAATAGCGTTGTCTTTTCCTACTATAACACCGCCCTGAAATGCTATTACTCCTCGTATGTCTGAGCCATCGTTTTTATACACATCTACGTATCCTCCGCCTTCTGGTGCGCCACCAAAGTTAGTTATATTAGACCCAACACCCGACCAGTATAGTCTTGATGGGTTATCGGGATTACCTGCAACAAATAGTCTTGATATAGCAAAACAAGCCATAGAGCCTTTAATACCTGCTGTACTGTTTCCTTCTGGTACTAGAGAAACTCCGTCTGGTACTTCTTCTCCTGTATCATCATAAGTTGATGTTGCCTCTAGGTAAGTGGTGTCTATATATGTATGTCCGACACCAGTTGCTTTATTTCCGTAGATATTATACCCTGTGGCGTTTGTTACATCATCCCAATCTAATCTATTAAAGTTAGTTGTGGTTAGGGTTGCGTTACCTGTAGTTGTTGTGGCTGCAGCTACAGCTAGTGTCTCTCCTTGTGCATTAAATGCCGACACCCTGTATGAATATGTTGTAGTACCGCCTGTTCCCTGTGGTACGATTGTTAGGTTAGCTGGGGTTGTTAGTGCTGTAAAGACCTCTACGGAAGTACCATCATAAACTCGTAGGCTATCTGAACCATTAAAGAAATACATTGAATCTCTTACCTGTACCGCCTCTGCGTTGGCGTTAGCGAAGGCGTCTGTGTCTACTGCTGTCCAAGTACCTGAGCCATACTTCTTTAGTCTAGCTCCTGATATTCTTAAAAACTCGTCTGTTCCATCTGATTGATAGTATCCTCCACCCCAATATACCTTTGAATCACTAGCGTCATCACCGTAGTTATCAACACCGTATCTAGGTTCTACTCCATCTACTGTTAGGATAACGTTCTTAGCCTCAGTTAGCTCTGATTCTTTAATAATGGTTTGGTCTTGGAATGTGTTTAGACCGCCTAGAAAACCTCTAACGGCTTCGATTTCCATCTTTGGATTTTTTATCTTAGGGTCTATACTTGGCATTACTCAACTAGGTAGCCAGGATGAACAGGTCTAATCGCCTTGCCGTAGAGTTTGCGTCTGTTATGCTCTACGTTCATCTCTCGCACCATCTCCTCAAACTCATTAAAGCCATCAGAAGCATCGCCACGCATACCATCTATCTGGCTAATTCTTCCGTAGGCGTAGGCATCTAGGCACTGTGTGTATTGGTCTGGTATTGAAAAAGTGTCTGTATCATCGCTTGGCATCGCTGGGTATTTATAGTATTTTAATGCGATGTTATCCGTACCTGCGGCTGCAGTAGCTGGTTTAACATACATAGTATCATTGAAAATGTAATAGTGTTTGGAGGTGATAAGGTTGTCGTAGTTGAACACGGACTTGGTTGAGTCATACAAACCAAATACCTTAGACTGTGGTATATAAGTATAAACCACGTCATCTATTCTGAGTTCTATTGGCTCTCTAAAATCACTAGGGAAACTCTCTACTGTTGTATAAGTCTCCTGAGATGCTATCGAATTGAATGTAGTGGATGCTTCCAACCACCACCAAGACCTGCGGTTAATCATATCTCTATAACCCTGCAGTATAAAGGCTTTTCGTCTAGCTTTCTCGTTTGTATTAGAGGTAGCTGAGTCTTCACCTAACCTGTAGGCAAGGTCTGTCTGTACATTAGTAAATGTTTTTGCCATTTAGTACCTTCCTACTTGAAATTAAATGCTTTTTCAAGCACCACTTCTTTTTGTATTCTTGCTTTGTATTCTGTTCTCTCTTTGTTTAGGGCGCGTTCTCTTTTAGCTTGTTCAGCTAGTTTTTGTCTAGCTTCACCTCTTAGTATCTCTGATTCTTTGTTGAATGTTTTTGCTCTCTCCAACATTTGAGCAGCATCTAGGTTGTTTGCGGCTGCGTCAGCCCTCATTACCTCTACACTCTCAATACCAGCGATATAAGCCTCTTTTTCCTCAATCCCTTTTGCTCTAACATCTAAGTCTTTTCCCTTAGCGGTTAGTTCACGAGATTTCTTGCTATTTTTAGATTTTTGCTCCTTAGCTTCTGCTATTTGACCAGCTATTTCGCTTTCTCTAGCGTTAAACTCTGATTCTATTACAGATACAGCTTTTGCAATTTTGGACATAATATCCTCCTAACTAATTACTACTGTAATATTAGCAAAGTGTGTAGGGGATTTTTAATTAGTAAGGGTTCTTACCATTGGGGTTACTTTACCGTCAAAGCCTGTTTCAAGGCGTTTACCCATCCTTTGTGTGGTTTGTCCTCCAAGATGTACAGATTACACTCCGTTTCTGCTCGTAGCATCATTAGGTTGCCATATTTCTCTGCTTTTTGTAATATTTCTTTATTGTTCATCACTCATAATTCCTAACAAGGTAAAGACAAGAACTGTCCCGCACCCTAAAACGAATAACCCTATAATAACATCTAGTATTTCTTTCATAGCTTCTTCATCACCACTAACTTGTTAGATACAAACATAGTCTCTACCTTATCTTTGAATATCATACTGAAAGCGTCTATAGCTGTCTTGGGTATTTCGTGTGCTGGGTATCTTTGTTGATTCCATAGGTAGTCGTCTATTAACATTAAGCCATCTTTTTTGAGTAAATAGTAGCTGTTAACTAAGTCTATCATTGTATCATCAGCCCTGTGTGAGCCGTCTACATATACAACAGTTATCTTACCGTCATACTTGCTATCTCTTAGTACATCCTGTGAGCTTCCCTCTAGTAACAGGTATTTACCTTCGTGTTGCTCCATATTCTCTAAGAACTGTTTCTTGATAGGGCTTGTGTTAACTCCTTCTTCCTTTTCTAGTCTTACACCTTCGAAGCTATCAACACATATTAGACCGCAATTTTCACCTGTTAGGACATTATCTAAAAACCAGTTAGCACTCCTACCTTCGTGACTGCCAATCTCTAAGAATGTTAGGTTGGGTCTACCCTTGTACTCTGCTAAAGCGTTTTCTAAGAATCTTACGTTACCTGAGAACCAGTCTTTATTATAATGTGGCATTAGCTTCTTTCCAATCTTCTATTGTTACTTCTTTAGTCATTAGGTGAGAGGGTCTTACTCCTGTATGCAATAGTATCTTATATCCATACTCCTGTGCTTTTCTACAGAATACTAAATCGTGTGTTAAAGCGTTCTCGTTCTTATGGGGTAGGTGAAAGCCACTACCGTAGTTCATCCACTTGTCCTCTCCCATCTTTCTATACACATCTAGGTTTATTAGCACTCCACCAAATCCAAGTCCATCTACTATTAACGCAGAGTTGTCTGGTACAAGGTTGGGGTCTATGTATCTAAATGGTTTTATTGGGTCGTATTCCTCGTTTTTAACATAGCCTATTGGGTCATAAGGATATGCTCTCTTGAAGTATAGACAGCCTATTATATCTGGTTCTGGGCTAACATTTAGGTACGTTTTAACAATATCTGCTGGGTAAATCATATCTGCGTCTAGCCAGAGTATGTGTGTGAAGTCCTCGTTTAATACTTTATCTATGATTACGTTTCTGTTCTTATCAGTTCTTACTCCTGTAGCGTATACAAAGTCTAGGCGTTCTAGTCCTTTTACTTCTCTTTGAGTGGTGAACATTATATCTATGAGGTTATGGGTAAACTTAACGGGGATGTTTTCTGGTGATGGTACTCCAATAACTAATTTCACTTGTATATTATACCATAGCACAAAGACCCCCGTATAGGAGGTCTTATGTGTTTGCTATCTAGTAGTCTTTACAGACATCTAATCATAGCGGCAACAGTTCCTGCACTTGTAGTGCCTGAGTCAGTTGCTAAAGCGAATCCGAATACTTGACCGCTTGTGACAGCTACAGTTGAACCTGCAGCCTCAGTGTCGGCTTGTCCGTCAGCAGTTGCGTGAGGAACTAATCCTTCACCCAAAGCTACTGCACCATCGGTTTTAACTGCGGTATGTACGCCTGATACTTGAATCCAGCCGTAATATGCGTCAGTTATTGTACCAACGGCAACTCCAGCTACGAATCTACCTAAAGAAGCGCCACCGCTTCTATCATTGGTTACTTCGTATCCTGTAGCGTCAGAGTATTCAACAACATCGCCTACTGCGAGTGCTGCGTCTTCTACTAACACGTATCTGTATATCTTACCATCTTTGTAATCTACAAATAGTTTTCCTAGTTGCTCTTTGGCACTAGAATCGTTAGCTGTTAAGTTTGCTCTTGTTACTATTCTTGACATTTTTAATTGTCCTTTCGTTAGAGAGTGGGGTAAACATCCCACTCCCTCTCTAACTAATTACTACTTCATTTATTAAGATGAAGTTTTTGCAGTTAACTTACCAAGCGAAGCTCGTCTGTTTATAGTCTGTTCTGCTGAGAACATAATATGTGAGACGGATACGTGTTGGTCTGTTGGTTCTGCTTTTGAAATCACATCAAAGTAAGCATCCTTGTGGAATGTTAACTTTAAGTTGTCCATATTTAAGAAGAACCAATCTGTTGCAGTGCAACTTTCTTCTAAAATAACTGGAACACCTCTGAATGCGAGTGCGTAGAAACCTGCATCACCAAGTCTTTTCATTTCTTTGGTTGATACAACGTTAAAATTAACGTCTGTTACTAATAGTGCCTCGTATCCTTGATGTAAATCCTGTGTCGTAGGCATAATGGATACTTTTGCTCCACCAGCCCCCAGATTAACAGTGTTCATACCTACTCTTACGTGAGCAAGTGTAAATGTTTCCGAGGTATTTTCCTCGTATGCATTCCACCAGGTATATGTAGCACCTGCGATGTCTCCATATGTTCCTGTGTCCACGGCGGTATCTAGCCCTGTAATCTCTTTCGAATCGGAAGCTGCCCCATTAAATTGGTCATCAGAGAGTCTTTCTCTGATTGACAATTCTGCTTGTTTAATCTTTGCTTTGAGCAATGATAAAACGGCGCTTCTACCTTTGTTTTTTAGTTCGTCTTCTTTGGTGAATACAACAGAAACGTTGTAAAACTTCCAATCATAGACTGCGGCATCTATTCCATCTTGATATGTTAAATCAAGTGAATCAGTTCCACTAAAAGCCATAACGGTATCGTTAGCGCTATACATTAAAGGGACAACAACTTGACGACCACCATCTAGTTTTTCAATACCACCATTAGATTCTCTGTGTGAGAGTAATGCGTCTGACAAGAATATATTATCTATAAGCTCGTCTCTGTAGTTTTGTAGTGTAGATGCTGCTAATTGACCTAAATTTACGTTAGCCATTTGTCATCCTTTCTACAGCTTAGTCTTGTGAGTCAAAGGCGGCTTCTATGCTTTCTTCTAAACCCATCTTTTTGTTAGGGCTTGAATCGGCACTGGAAGTCTTTGGAGATTTCTTTCGAGTCTCACTAGATTTCTTTTTTGCCATCTCTGATTGTCTTTTCAAGTAAGCCGTATTTCCATCAACTATATACTTATCCCATTTTCCTGTTAGGGATTTTGCATTGGCTCTGTAATCAAAGCCGTTGCTTGTACCATCGTTCTCCCAATGTTTATCAAAGGCTGTAGCTAAATTAGCTTTAAGCCAAGTGTCTAACACGGGGTCATAAGAAGGGGATGTTTCATCTAAACGTTTGTCCAGCTTGGGGTACTCGGTTCGTGCTTCCTTATAAAAGGACTCGTCACGTTCCTGCTGTACGATACGTTTTATCCTATCTTCTTCAGACTCAGCTTTCGCCTGGTTCATCTGCATAAGCTGTCGGTAAGCCATTTCGTCTCCTGCATTGGCTCTCGCAATAAGGTCGTTTACTTCTTTAACCTTATCTTGTGCCTCGCTAAGACCATCTAGCTTCTTTTCTAGCTCAGAGACTCTTTCAGACTCTGCTTGTCTTTTTTTGGTGTAGTCAGCCTGTAGTGACTTAGCCATAGGTTTTAACGCCTCTGGTATGTCATCAGGATTCAATGAGGTGAAACTCTCCTCTGACTCCTCCAAACTTGATACGTCAGTAGCTTCTTCGGTTGGAGCTTCCGTTTCAACAACGGAGTCTTCCTTTACCTCTGTAACTTCTGGGATGTCTTGCACATCCTCTACGCTATCGTAAGCGTTATTGGCTGCATTTTCTATACCTGCGCCATCGGTACTTTCAGGAGTGTCTATTACTTCGGTTGGAGGTAACATAAACTTGTTCCTTTCTATCTGGATTCCATATAGGTTATTCCAGACGAATTGGGACTGTCGCTTTACGCAACTTGGTCACTTACATAACTATATTCTAATGTATTGAGGGGGTCTTTTTTAACCTCTTTAGCAGTTTGCCCTCTGGAGTGAGAACGTGGATACCTGGGTTATACTTGCTTCCCATACCACAATTAGCACACTCTAGCTCTCTACTGCTAACGGCTTTGTAGACGTGTTCGTCTTTTTTACAATATGTTTTAACTACTTTGGGGTTAATATCTCCACTTAGGGAGCTTCTACCTGTAACGGGGTCTTTGTATTCTGTCCAGATACCTTTAGATTCCTGCGTTTCCACCTAATACTCCTGATTGAGAACTTGGTATAGCTCCTCCTCCTGGTTGTGCCAGTGGTTGTCCACCTAGTTGTTGTTCGCCTTGCATTGGCTGTCCCATACCTTGCTGCATTAGTTCTGCTTCGTCTATTAAGAAAGCCTCTGGGTTCTTCTTGTTGAAGCCATCTCTTAACATATCTTTGAATACCATCTTTCTATCAATAAGTGGGTCGTCTTTGGTTTTATCGTACATCTCGATTGCTTGTGCCCTTAGCACTTCTTTATTTATACTGACAGACTCCATATCTATATCAATATCTGTATCAAAGTCTACGTCTTGTAAATCTTCTGAGGTTACACCAATCTGTCTTGATTCTCCTCTGTTATCTGTAATTGTTATTAGTTTCTCCTCATCCCAATGCTTCTGGGCTAGTTTTAATACCATTATGACTACTTCTCTAAAGAATCTACCATACTGTCTCTTAGCCTGTCTTATACGTCTTTCTGCTGCTTCTGCGAATATAGTCTGTCCTGTTGCTGTCTTTACTACCTTACTCTCAGCGCCGCCTTTAGATAAATCCATCATTCCTGATACAAACTGTGCGTCTTCTCTAGCCTTATCTTCTGCTATTAGAAGCGTGTTAGGCATATCTGGTGGGGTTAAATAACTTGGTGCTTTGTCTCTGTAGCCTATGGTTACGCCTAGTCTTGGGTCTAATAGTGCGTCTGTGTCTATTTCTACCCCTAAATCGTATGCAATCTTAGGGTGTGCCATAACATCACCATATCTTACTTGCTGACCTCGTCTTACGGATAGTTCTATTTGAAACTCTCTTAGGGTCTTACCTATACCGAATCCAAAGAACTCGTTAGGTACTCCAAACCATCTACCTATCTTACATAGTGGTTCGTCTGTTCTTTCTTTATGTAGTATCTTCTTTTCTGTGTATGCAATATAGAATGTAGCGCCACTCTCCCAATCCTTAACCTCTTTCTTGTTTGCTTCTGGTATTGAGCCGTAATAGAAATGTACGTTAACTCTCTTTATATCATCATTATCTTTTTCATTATCCTTCATACCGCCTGATTTAATCTTAACGGATGCGTCTGACTCTACCTTCTTTTTGTATACCTTTTTAACTTCTTCTGTTTCCATCATCTGGTCTACGAAGTAGTAAGGTATCTCTGAGCCGTCATTACTGAACTTACTCTCTGGGCTGAATCTTTCTTTCTCTGGGTTTCCAACATATAATTCTGGGTCGTTGTAGGTGAACTCCTCACGGGTCATCTCCTCACCCATCTCGTCTAACATAGGGTTGCCCATCTCATCGTACACTGGCACTGTTCTTGTCTCTGACTTGAACTTGCCGTGTGCTGTAGCCCATCCTATAAGGATAAACCACCACGCTGTTTGGGTCATAAAGCCTTCAAAGTCTAGTTTGTCTGCTAAATAGTCATAAGATGCTCGTACCTTTTCTTCTTTCTCTTGGTCTTCTGCACCTCTGCCTCTAAATACTAAGTCTGGCACTTTATCAAACATACTGCTAAGCATAGATTCGTGTGTAGCAAAGATATAAGGGATTTTGAACTCATACCTGTCGTTTACATTAACTAGCTTGTTTAGTTTGTCTTTCTCGCTGTCTTCTGATTTATAGTCCTCCACAGAACGCTTAACCTCATCAATAAAGGGTTTAGTGAATTTGTCTGCTATTCCGTGTCTGTATTTTAATAAATCTAGTAGTTTTTTAGATTCCGCCATAAATATATCTTACTAAAATTAGGTGGTTGTTTTTAACTTAATAGTGCGTAGGTCATCTAGTAACCTCTTTATCTTTTTGTCCCTGTGAGTAACTGCTGGTGATGATATACCAAGTGCTATTGCCACCTCTGTCTTGGAGTATCCTAGCTCGTAGTGCATAGCCATAATGAACTTGTCTATAGGGTCTTCTAAGCGTTGATACAGTCTTGCTGCTACAGCGCCTAGTATTGCTATCTCCTCTGGGGTTATGTCGTCAGGCAGTTCTAAAAAGTTCAATGTTTGTCCTCCACTTCCTTTCTACGTTTATCCACGTCTTCTTTCTTTTCTTCTAGTGTCTCAACAATAGCTTGTTTAGATAGCTGTTCCTCTGGTGTAGTCTCTGACATCTTTTTAGCCCGTTTAATCTGTTCTGTGTGCTTGTCTACTCTTTCCTCATATTCAGGCTTGTTAAAAGCTACTTCTTCCTTCTCGTATAGCTCTGTAAAGCCTGTAAGGAAGATGTATTTTAGTTCTTCCCACGATGACTGTTCGTTAAAGTCACACACCCAAACACCATCCCAATATACCTCGTAGATGATGTTAGCGCCTTCCCTTGCTTGTGCGTACACTCCTGGGTCTGCTAAGTACTTGAATTGGTTGGGGTCTGCTCGTGTTGTAATCCTGCCGTTTATATCAAAGTCAAAGTCTGGCTGCAATACGTCAACAACCCTCTGTGTAGGTTCTTTAACTCCTTTTAGTTGTTCTGGAATGACTAATGCCATCTCCTTGACCTCCTCTCAATTTCTCTTTTCTTTATGTGTGATTGTATAAGCTCTAATCCACTTCCTTTAACTACCTCTGGTTCAGGTATCTTAGGTGCATACACTCTGCTCATAATGGCGTATCGGAAAGCGTCATAAGGGTCGTCTCCTCCTACACCGTACATATCAGCATCCATTTTCATTACATCTTCTGGTTTCTTGTCATCAAACTGCATAAATGAGAGTACATCAAACACATCTTTACAGTTTCTAAACATATGTATACTAGGCTCTCCACTCTCTGTTTCTTGCCAAGCTAACCACTTTCGTACCTCTTGTGCGCCCTGTGTCCTATCCTGCGAGGCTCTAATGATTACATAGCCACTACCTGCCTTTAATCCTGCACTCTCGAATTGTTCAAATACACTCAGTCCTCCGTCTCTTTGTCTAGCCCATAAGTCACCTCCAGCGAATATGTCTATTCTTTTACCCTTCTTGACTATATCCTCAGTGTGTTCTTTTATCTTAGCTGCTATTAGGTCTGGTCGTTCTAGTCTGTTTGTTATGTGTTTTATTAGATACAAAGCACCATCGGGTACTATAGCGAATAGTTGGAATGAATAAGGGTGGTTGAATCCGTGGTCATAACCTGCAAAGTATCTTGTTTCGTCTGGTAGTTCAAATGGGTCTATGAGGTGTACTCTTTCGGATAGCTCACCAAATGCTTGACCTGCAACTAAGTTCCAATCACCTTCCATTAGTGCTTTTCTTAGCTCTGCTGGTAAGCCCATTAGTTGTTTCTCGTATGTATCTGTCTCTATGTACTCATTATCTCTATAACTTGCTGGTATGTATTTGAATAGCTCTTGTTCTGGGTCGCCTGAGTCTCTGTCTACCCATAGCTTCTTTACGTAAGCGTGTCCCACTCCTCCTGGGTTTGTAGCTGCAAAGAACTTAGGGTCAGGTACACCAGGGAATCTAAGTCTATGTCTTAGAGCATCAAATGTACTTCGTGGGTTCTTGGTTAGCTCCTCTACTCCTATACCTGCAAACTCTGCACTAGCGTACTTAGAAGGGTCATCTAGGTTTCTCAGTAATACCTTGCCTCCTCCTAGACTCTTGTGTATGTAGAAGGCTAGACCCTCTGCTTGGGTACTCTTTAGTTCACCTAGAAAGTCTGGGAACTCGTATTGTATCTTTGATATTTGTCTGTCTTTTAAGGTTGGGTAGTCTTCACTAAATAGTCCTACAGCTACGTTCTTGATACCATAGGTTCTTGCGTAGTATAAAGCTAGTTCAACAGCAGTCCATCGTAACCAATAGCTCTTACCGCCTCCTACAGCCCCTCCATAGAGTAAATATTTACAATCATCAGCAAATAGGGTCTTTTCAGCCACCTTCTGCTTAGGTTGAAAGTTAGTTAGTTCTGAGAATTTAAGCTCTGTTATCTCTTTTTCCATATGGGGGAACGTTAACGACAATTCCCCCCATACAGACGTTAACTACTTAGTACAGCACTGCCGTTGTTGACATGCATTAGGTATTCTATCTTCTCTGCTAGGGTGTCTGGTCTGACTGCCATAGCTATTAAGAAAAGCATAGATATTGTTATTATCTTTTTCATCTTATCCTTTCGGTATATCCAATACCAACTTGATTACTTTGTTTCCATCGTCTATTGATACTCCTGCTCTTGTACTGTCCTTAAACTGTCGTTTTTCTAACCACCACTTTGCTGATTGTAAGTCCCTATCCTTTACTATACTATCTACTACAACATTCTTAGCTACAACATCACTGTAGTGCCTAGCAGCAACCATTTTTATGCGAAATTCCTCATTCTGCTCCATATGGTCGTGGTAAGTTCTAACTCCTATACCAGCGTAACTACAAGCCTCATCTATTGTTCCACCCACCTTTAGTATATCCTCTAGTTTTCGCACCGATTCTGTCACTATTACTGTAGGTCTACCAACCTTTTTAGGCTTTGAAGTTGTCAT